TAACTCTTTTAATTTATTAATACAAGCTACTAATACTTGATTAGAATTATAATTTGGCAGAGTGATAATATCAAATACTATACCTATGTTAACGATAAATGCGTCTTTAATATTAATAGCATCCGTTAACATACGATACTGATTAAGATATACTTGCAAATTTTCTTTGACAGCACGATTTAACGGCTCAAAATTTCCAGCCGCATTATATCCTAATGTATATAAATTTAACGCTAATGGATTTGGCACTGTTTGATTATTAGATGCTATTTGATAATCTTGTATTACATACGCTTTTGCAATAGACCCAAAACGAGCTGGCATTGAATATGTTCGTATAACATAATCTTGTGCCGTAACTGATCGTTGCTGTGCTGCAAAATGTGCCATAGCATTTAATCGAATGTCATCAATTGACTCTTCAGACTTACCGCCAGTAGCTGGATCAGGATTTGTGCACGCAACTGAAGCTTTTACTCGATTTAATAATGTAGCATCCAATCCTTCATTATTAATTTCATACTTTATATTAGTAATATTTTTTAATGTAAACGATGGTACATTTGACTCAACTCCGCCACCTGTTGTATATTTAACTGTTAAAGTAGTATTAGCAGGGGCCAATCCATACGATTTAGTATACATGAAATTTGAAGGATCAATTGGATGATCAAATTGCATTTGCAATCCAATTAAACTTGACCCTACATTGTCAGGATTAGGTATGATATCTTCATCAGCTTCTGTGCTAGTGCCAGCTCCAAATTGTATTTCTAAAAATCCATTTGAGCGAAACCTAGTAATATATCGCCTAGCAGTTTTCTTTAATTTTAATAAATACGGTACGGTAGTATGTATTGATAATTCTGGATCATTCGCTGCTATATTTTCAACAGCTTCAAATATTGTATCTTGTGCTAAGTATGGAACTTCAGTCCATGTATTATTGTCTGAGTCTGTTATTGATATAACTTCAATAATATTATTAGCATTTAATAAAAGTTTATCAAATCTTCTAGGAGTAGTAAAATCAAAAGTAGCAGTAACAATTGTACCGGCAACTGAATTAACTGATTTTTTTAACAGATAATATGTCGGGTTTTTTGTTACATTGTCAATTTCGTATATAGAAAGTTCCGTTGGATTAAAACTACTTGATGCTCTAAAATTTACTGCGTCAATAGTACGAAACTCAATATCTGTATTTTCTGCTTGAACGGTCATACCAGCTGGCACAGTTAACGCATAATCCCAGTCAGGTACTTTATTTCCGCTCCCATCTGTCTTTGCAGGTATCAACTGAAACACATCTAACTTAACAGTAGCAGCTACTTTATTTTTTGGACGATATCCAATATTAGATGCTAATGCTAATAAATTAGTTCGATCCGTAGCATATGCTAACATAGTTTCCTTTAACTGATCATCCATATAATAAGATAAAACGTCTCCTACATATGCAGCCATCTCAATGATCATCGTACCAGGCGAAGCTTCATTAAAGTCTGTATATGTATTAGGAAAATACGTTTTAGCAAATTCGACTAAATTTGTTCGAAATTCTGAAAAATCTTTATTAAGATAACTAACCTCTTTTTTCTCTTTCATTTTATTGTGTTAAAGTTTGTCGTGCTGTATCAGTAAGCAAAAATGTAACTGGCTGATTAATACGCTGACCATTAACAGATATATTAATTGTTACAGTAACTCCATGTTCAGACATTTGAGTCTTTTGATCAACAGCTTCAACTGCAGTTACTTCTAAACTTTCAATTGTAACATATGGCATCCAAAATTCAATTGCACTTGCAATAGAAGATTTAATATCAGCTAAAAGTCTTTCTGTAATGTTATTAAATAATGAACTGTATATATCCGTACCAAAAAAAGGTTCCATTATACGCTCTCCTTTTCTCGTTAATACTAAATTTTTTAAATTTGACAATACTTGTTCATTAGTAGAATAAGATGATTCAAATAAACGATTAGACGTAGAAACTAAAGGCAGTTTAATGCCTACTGCAATGTCTTTTTTTGGAGCGGTATATTGTATCTGATATGCCATTATAATCCTTTCTTCTTATCAATTGCTTTCATTAAAGCTGAATAATCTTTAGTTAATGCACTAACTACGTGATCAGGCAATTCTTGAGTATTAACTCTACGACCTTCAGTGTCTGTCATAGGCATTACAGAAGCTTGTCTAGGACTGCCTAATGCAGCATTCATAGATGTTTGCATTGTAGGCCATTCATCAAACTCACCGTAATCCATTCTTCCAAAACCGTTAGTTTCATTTAGTAAATCATTGAGCATGGAATTTTTTGATAACTGTTTTTTCGCAACTGGCTTTTTTCTAACAGCGTATTGATCTTGTAAAATGTCATCTTCTACTGCAAATGTAGCAGATCTTTTAGTTTCATTTAATGACATTTTAGAAAATTCCTCTCTTACGGCATTACGTACTTCCTCTTTAATTACTTTACGTATAGCGTCAATAAAAGTTTTCGCATTCATAGTATTCGTTTATTAATAAATATTCGAAATACAAAAATACGGGTTACGGCGTAGTTTTCTTTTTAGTAAATACAGAGTCGCTAATTAGCGTAGGTAATTGAGCTTGTAATGCAGCTACCGATGCCCATGTTGGAGATGCGAGTAATGGACTACTAGGACCCATTGGAGTAATTACTGTAGATGATCCTAATGCTGTTATTAAACTATTCATCCACGCTTGCCATGAAGTGCCTAATACTAAAGCTTCAGTTGCATTAGTACCTAATAATATTTTTTGACCTCCATTAATAGCTACAGTATCTTTAGCATCAATACCAATATTAGTTTCTGAGCTTAAGCCAATACCATTTTTTGCAAACGCTATTATTTCTTTTTGACTACTATTAAATATAATTCGTCCAGATGATAATAACATTTGCGGAGTCTTGCCCCAATTTTCCTTTTGCCAAGAATTAATTTGCACGCTTTTATTAGCACTTAATGCTTTTGACGATTGTTCAAAAGTTAGTTCTTGACCTGTAGACAGAACAATAGAATTATCGTCTTTAGTAAAGTCTTCAGTTACGTAATCATTGATTTTACCAGTTGCTTGGGTTTGTCTAGTATTTCGAATTGTTAATATTGGGTCGCCTGGGTTAGCTTTATTCCAATTTGGGTCAATTGAAAATTTTACTGGCTTTTGCGTAGAACTAAAACGTATAGAGTTTCCGTGACGGCCTTCTAAAATAAAATCGCCGACATAAGGCTGTAATGGTTTAACATTTTCATTTTCAGGAAAATCAGCATCAATTTTTGGCTCTGATTGAGTAGTGCTAGCACCAGCAGCTGCTGAATTATAATTTGCAGAATTACCTGATAATCCATTAGTTACAGAAGATATATTTACAGATGTTGGTATTCCATTATGGTGTATACTTGACTGCAATGATACAATATCTAAGTAATAATGTTCATATGAGGCACGTAATCCAGATACATATGGACCAGGCGCTTTTACTAATAAAACTACTTCTCCTACTATAGGTATACGACGTATATTTCTGTTTAGTGGTATTGCAGTGACTATTTGATCAGCTTCTGGATTAGCCGCTGCGACTCCAGTATCTAACAAACTTACTTTAATCATCCCAACTGCAATTGGCGTTGTCTCGGTATACAATACTTCTAATACCTCTGCAGGAGCAAATGTTACTGTCTCACCTCGTATATTAAATGATAATCCCATTATACTAATCCGTCTGTAATATCATTAATTGAAGATTCAATTTGAGTTTGTTGAGTTGACAATTCAACAACTTTCTCATTAAGTGCTTTTTCTGTACCGGCTATAGTGTCTAATTCACCTAATAGTTGTTTCTTTTCTTCTTCAGATAACATCCAACTATTACCAGTCTCAGCTTGAACTCTATTATTTGTAGAAATTAGCCGTTGTACAACAGCGGCTAATTTTACTAATGCTTCGTCATTTTTAACTCCTACTTCAAGGTACTCTTTAATTAAAGGTACTATTACTGTAGCGTCCCCGACATTTTTAATTAAAGGGCGAAGCTCGCCAATTAACATGTTTATTTGTCGATCTTTTTTCTTTGAGTTATCGTAAACATCTTTCATGAGATCGGCAAATGATTTACCTTTAAATATCTCAATATCAAATTCCATCTTTAAAATAAATATCTTACTCTAAAAATTCTGATTTTTTAAACTTAGACAGATTGATTGTGGCATTTCCAGTGTGAATATAGTTATAATACATTTCTTCGTATATACGTTTCATCGTATTAATAACTCTGGTAATGTATTGAGTCTTAACTCCGGTCCTATCACGTATCATAATATACAATGCCTTTTTATTAAAGTTCTCAATATTCTCTCGATTACGAAACAATTCTAATACAGAATCTGCTACGCTCATATCAGAGTGTTTCTTAAAAAACGTTGCTAAATTAGTATCCATAAACGTTACAAACAAGTTCATAAACTCTTGCATTTCTTCTTGTTCTTGCTCACGCAATACTTCATTAATGACATTACGGCTAGCGTCAATAGCTTCAACCTCGTCAGTATTCTTAAACTTGTTATAGTTGCTATTATTATGAATAATCAAATAGTTTTTAGCAATAATAGAGAAGTAAGAAAATGCTTTACCCTTACCTGGCTGATACTTATGAATTTTTTCATTTAAGAAAGCTACTACTTCATGCTTTACATCTTCATATGGAATATCAAAATGATAAAACTTAAAAGTATGTATGATATTCTCTGCTAATTTGTCAAAAGCATACTTGATTTCAGTATCGTAAATTTTATTACGCTCAGCTTCGTCTTCTAAGGTGTTATACAATATAATTGCATTTTCAGTATCCTTAGTAAAATACTGTTTGCCTTTAGGCTTTCTGCCTGGTCTTTTAACTTCTATTACTACATCACTTATAGGTTGTATTGCTTCACTCATACATTTCATTTATTACGCTACTTAATTCAGTAGCCATTTCTTTTATTTCCCTAAATACAAATCCAACCTCATCATCAGCTTCAAAAGAACCGCGAATGTCAATTTCAACTAAACGAGTGTTAATATCAACTACTTGATCTTTAACTTCATCTAGAACATCTTGTAGAGCAGTTACCTGCTCTTCTAACTCTTCGTTGCGTTTAACTAGGTTATAATTTGCATACACACTTGCTCCTAGTAAAAGTGTGATTAAAATTACTAATGCTATTATCATTATCCAAATAATTCGTCAAACTTAGATTTTAATGAACTGTCGACAACTGGGTCATTAACCTTTGTCATATTACTTTTAATAGATTTAGATTCTATAGGAGTAGCTACTGCCGTTGATGCATGTGCTAAAGCTCCTTCTGCTAACGTAGATAAATGGTCAGCATGATGCAATAATATAGGCAATTCTGTTTTAAGAGAAAACTCGGGTGCGCCTCCCATTAAATACGACTCATTACCTTTAGAATACAATCCATCATGCAATTTAATTGCTAAATATTCATTTTCAGAAAATGAAATACCAGCTTGTTGCAAAGTGTATATACTTCTATCAGGCACTTTCATAAAAGTTAATTTAGGATTGATT